CCATGTTAATATATAGAAAGGTAATATTATGAAATTGATTAATCCAGAAACTAAGACGTTTAAAGTATTTTCCGCATTGCAAGAAGGTCAAGCATTGACAGCTAGCCAAGCCAAGAAAATGGGCGTGGGCAATTTGTCTGCTGAAGTAACACGTATTCGCCAACACGGTTTTGCTGTTTATGCAAATAATCGTAAAGCTGGCAACGGTGTAAATGTTACCGAATATGTACTCGGTAAGCCAAGCCGCAAAATTGTAGCCGCTGGTTACAAAGCTATTGCTGCTGGTTTAGTTTAATACACGCCTGAATACCCCATTCGAGGGTATTCCAAATACAGCCCCGAGTGCAATGCTTGGGGCTTTTTCTATGGTTGACCGACAATGATATTTTGCGTACAATAGTGTTATGATCAAAAAACTCATGCAACGTCTAGGAAGATATAGGGTTATTATGGACCGAGAAGATAACGAACCGTATCTCGAGAGGTATTACATCTTTTTAAAAGATCGTACTTGGTTTCCATTCAACATGTTTGTCCACAAGTTTCTCAAATCAGATCCAGATGAAGTACATGATCATCCATGGCCCTACTGCACCATCATCTTGCGTGGCGGTTATTGGGAATATCGCCCTGGACGTAGCCTTCCAGAATGGAAAGGTGCCGGAGAAATACGTTTTGGTCGGAGCACAGATTATCATAGGATTGAACTAGAACCCGGAGTTACTCCCTGGACCCTGTTCATTCCGGGACCAAAATTGCGTGATTGGGGATTCCTTGTTAAGAATCGATGGGTCCAACATGAAGAGTATTTTGAACAACGAAAATTGAATAAGTAAGGATATCATATGCCCAATTGGTGTAGTAACCGTGCCGCTATTAGTGGGCCTGCTCCGGTAATTGCTGAAATCAAACAGATCTTAGAAAGTGACGACAAAGCATTGTTGGCTTGGATGGTGCCACAACCCAAGTTTGAAGGTGATCAAGACTGGTATGCGTGGAACATTGCCAATTGGGGCACCAAGTGGGATATTTGCGATGTTTACATTGACAACAGTGCAGAAGAAGATTCGATACAGTTTTCGTTTAGTACAGCCTGGGCTCCACCTGTAGATGCATTCCGCACCTGGGCTGAACAGGATGGGCGTATACAGTTTGCATTGGATTATTGGGAACCAGGTTGCGCTTTTGTGGGTTCGGCCGACTATGATGGCGATTACTTGGATGACGATTACGTTGATGGTAATCATGATATAGATGCTTACAGATTAAGAGCCAGTGCAGACTGGGGTTACGAAGAATGGGAAGAACCCGAGCCCTTGACAGAATGGTACCGACAAGGTGTAGAAGATAAAGGACTAGATAAATGACCAAAACTATTTTAGCAGCCGGTAGCGGACCCAGTTATAGCCGATGGCCATACTGGCCGGTTTGGACCAAACTGTTTCCAATGGTGTATTCTGCAAATTTAGTAGATGCATCTGGCCCTGCTGCTGGCAATAAATTTTTATATAGGTCGGTGTTAACTAGATTACAAAACTGTACACCTGACCTAGTTTTGATGCAATGGAATTTAGGAAAATTTGATGTTTATGTGGAAAATCCACAATTTGTAGATCAAATTATAAATGGTACTGGGGTTAGAAATTTTTTAGTGGATGTACATACCGGAAAAACTACCACTGACGAGGGATATTGGTGTAGCAGTTACGATAATACAGTACCTTGGAAAAAACAGTATAATGAGCTGGTAAAGACTCAACGAGGAACTGCATTAGATGATTTAGATAGTATGATAAATTTGCAAAATATTTGTGCAAAAAAAAATATACCTTATAAATTTTTCTTGCACGATGATTTAGATCACGAATATTTTTCAACCGACAATCATATCAAACCCTTGTACAATGAGGTTGATTGGTCAGCCAATGTATTTCCTAGTGTTCGGGGCATGTACGAACCCCACGAAAGTTATGCGTATAGATTAGAAGGAACGGTTAGAGGATTTCATTGGGTTCCTAATGCAGACTGGCAGTATTGGTTTGTTACAGAAAAAATGTCTGCATTGACCGAGGAGTTGGGAATAGTTCGAAAAAATAATGGTGCCACTATTAAAGATTTTTGCCATCAAAAAACCTTAGAATGCTATGATAAAATCGCCGCTAAGTGATCGAGTTTTTTTGTTTGTGTGTTACGAGTCTGGGTCTGGTGGCGAAAATTTGTCAACTAAGATATCTAAACTTGAACCATGTATGCCTTTAGAGTTTTACACAACCGAACAAGGTAGAACAATTATAACCAGTGATTTTTTTGAAAAAGTTTTTTTGTATTCAGTTGCACCTTTTGACACACTATTACAAAAAGCTCAAAATCTGCTACAAAGTAAAGAACTAGTACAAGACAAAATATTGGTATGTCCTAGTCATTGGGATTTTGATGTGTTGCTACCGTATTTTCCAAACAGTAAATTTGTTAGAATTGTACATGACGATTTAGAATTAATGGAGCAAAATCGAATAAACAAGATTCATAATTCAAAATTCTCTAACTTTTTAGAGTTTACAGGATTCTGTTTGTCCTATGTTGAGCACGACACATTGGGTGAGTTACTAAAACAAAAGAAGATAACTTTTGACATGCAAATTGGCGAAATAGTAGCGGTATTAAATGATTATAGAATTGGGTCAACCGAATCCAAGTTTAACCACAACATTATGGTTGACCACAAACAGGTTTTTAACGTACTATATAATACTTTCGAAATAAATCAAACACAAATTTTGAATTTTATTTTGAAATAAATCAAGGATAAAAATTATGGAAATCGTATTAGGAATTTTTGTGGGCATGGGCTTTGCTGGCCTGCTGATATATTTGTACGTTCGCAGATTGGTTCGAGAAGTCATGGCAGAATTAGACCAGCACATTGAACGAGCCGCTAGTACCTTAATGCCCGTGATTGTGGAGCGTGAAAACAATCAACTGTTTTGTTATGCCAAAGAAGACCATCAATTTATTTGCCAAGGTACCACAGTGGCAGAAATCCGTGCGGCATTTGCCCAACGCTTTCCAGACAAGACAGCTTACTTAGACGGCGGCGACCCCGAGTTGGTTGAAGAACTCAGAGCAGAACTCCAAAAGGATTTGCATGCTAAAGTGGATTAAGTATTCTGGTGCCAGTATTATTGTAACATTGAACCCTATGCATTGGAGTTTGATTCCACGAGCACAGAAAGATTATAATGAGTGGGCAGGTCCCAATGAGTGGACTGGTTCCGTGACTTGGCTAGGGCTGACCATTCGAGTATGGATAGATGACGGGAGTTGGTAATATGACAGATATTGCAATTACAGATACTGATAAACCACTGGATGGTTGCGAAACAGTTGAATTACGCCTGGATCGTGAGGAATTGTATCTACTCATGCTTGCGGCACACGAAAGAGATATTACGCTAAATCAGTTGGTAGAAGAGATGTTGCGACAGTATATTAAGGAACATAAAGAATGAACGAGAAAATTAAACAACTTGCTGAACAGGCTGGCATCGATATCACTGATCTTGAAAATTGCCCCGTTGAACTATACGGAGCTGAACAACAATTGACTAAGTTCGCCGAGCTGATTGTTCGAGAATGCTTAGATAATTGTATGGCAGCTAATGATCAAGACAGAATTAGAGAACATTTCGGAGTTGAAGAATGAAAGTTTATACCAGCAAATATCGTAATCATTGGCTCAGTCCTTATGTTGTCCTTACGGCTGTATGTTTTTGGGAAAAGGATGTAGATCGTATCTACAATCTCAACGACGACGCCAACAATCCTTATGAGCCCTGGGTTAAAGTTTTAAACCCCATATGCCGGGTACTACAAAAATTCCTAGACTTGGTGCATCCCCGCATTGAGTATATCAAACTAGATCGTTGGGATACCTGGAGTTTTGATAATACACTAGCTGAAATCATCCTGCCTGGGTTAAAGCAGTTACGAGAAACCAAACACGGTGCTCCGTATACTGATGACAAGGATGTTCCTAAACACTTGCGCAGCACCGAAGCTGAGCCCAAGGAAAACGAGTGGGACACCGACAGCTTGCATTTTCAGCGTTGGGATTGGATCCTAGATGAAATGATTTGGGCCTTTGAACAAAAGGTCGACGACGATGCTGATAGCGAGTTCTTTGACCGTTCGGAATGTGATGATGTAAAATTCCCATGGGACAAGAATGGTCAGTATGTGGGCAAGGTCAAGTATGACAAGAAAGGCCATGCTGCTTGGCAGAAGCGTAAAGCAAATGGATTCCGTTTGTTTGGCCGGTACTACGAAAATCTTTGGGATTAAATGACCAATAAGAAAAAGTCTAATCTTGCAGATGGGCGTGACAGCCGGGACATGCAGGTAGGGGATAGCCTGGTTGAGTTTATCAACCGCAATGCTACCCCTTATCCTGTAGAAGTAGGTGGGCCAGCATTTGACCTAATTCCTGTAGAAAAGCAAAAGGACATCATGGTCAATGTTGCCCGTATGCATGCCAAACAGGAATACAGTCGTATCATGGAGTTGGTGGCCGTGCTACAGAGGCAAGCTGACGAAGTACGCACAAGGTTAGATATCACAGATCTTGTGCATGCGGCAAAGTATGAGTTTCAGATTTATCATGGACAGTGTTATTGGTTGATTCGAGATCATCGCAAAGGTGGTACAAGATTGACACAAACAGGTCCTACAGGTTGGACAACAGGTGGGCCAGAAGAATACGAATATATTTGTCGTGTCAAATGGCTGGGTGATTACACATGGGTGGAAGTAGATGAAGAGGGCAACGATGTCTGGACAGAGCGTTTTTGAAGGTATGGTAACAGCAATGCAACGAGGGCACACCCCACTAAAGACATGGTCGGGCAAAATTGATCCCGAAGAGTATGCTCAATGGAAAGAAGATTTTATATGGGAAGCCCTGCATGGGCAACGCTACGGGCAAAGTTTTTGCAATCGCTTTGGCCTTCACGACAATCACTTATTTTACAATACCGGTGGTGTAGACTGGGCCGACGAGTATATTAGAAAGACCTACATTGACTGATCCTAAGTACAATCATCCAGTTACTGTGTGGCACCGGCAATCAATCACCAGAGAACTTAGTGTTCCGGAATGGGATACCATATCGATATACACTATAGAAACCTTTGGTATGCCTGGAGACCGGTATGTGGTGGACATGAACATGGACCGTATGATTTGGAACTTTCGAGATTCACGAGATGCACTTATGTTTAAATTACGTTGGAGTGAAGTATGTTAAAAACTAGATTGTATTTTGCGTATGGTGCAAATATGAGCATGGACGCAATGTCATGGCGATGTCCGGCAGCACGTCCAATTGGTGCATTTACTTTAAAGGATTGGACTTTAGAATTTTACAGCCATGCCAATATTCGTCCTGAAACAGGCAAGGAGGTTCACGGAGTACTTTGGGCAATTACCGAAGATTGTGAACAATCGTTGGATGCATTTGAAGGATTCCCAGATTACTATACTAAGAAATCCTGGGTTCAAGATGGACGTCATATTATGTTTTATGAGATGGAAGATTTTAAACGAGGCCAACCTACATTGGGCTACATAAGTGATATAAGGAGTTCATATCACCACTGGCATCTGCCAGTTGAGTATCTTGATCAAATAGTTGATGCCACAGTTAAAAAGACGACAACCGAATACATTTAAACAGCCTGTGGACTTTGAGGATAAAGAAAGTTTTACATTTGCTAAAGAGATAGTTAAACCATTTGGTGCTATCGAAAGTGTATTAGATTGGTCTAAACAAGAGCTGGTTGGCGAATGGCGCTGGCAACTTGTGGAAATAAGTTCAGAACGCCGTCCTGGTCGTTATATATTCTACTTTGAAAGTGAACGCGATTATCTAGCATTTTTATTAAAATGCTCTTAGGTTAGTACACACTAACATAAGGTTGACCAGAAATTCCGTTCTTGTTATAATATTAATATAATAAGAAATAAGGAGTTTGAAATGGTTAAAACAAAATTACAATTACGTGGTCGCATGGTAGTAGATGCAACAGTTGATGGAATCGACATGACGGATTACCCGGACTTTTGCGATGCTTACTTTGACTCTGCCGTTTATGAAGATGGTACAGCACTCACAGATGATGAGCTAATTGAACTCACAGACACAAATTTTGATCTATTGCACGAGATGGTATATGACACCATCTACTAATCAACCTCGCAAAACAAGGGTACATAATGTGTTGTTTTTTCGCGACACCCCTTTCAAACCCCAGCGTGTAGAGCTTAAAACACGCTATAAACGTCAGCCAAAACACCGTTTACAAAACGGTTGACCAGAAAAGGTCCATTTGTTATACTAGCATTATAGTGAATAAAAAGGAGCAGAAGATGACAACAGAAATCAACAACATTATTCAAGTCAATAACATTGTAAACGAAGCCAAATTGGCTGCCCGCGAAGCCGCTGAAAAGTTTTTTCAAGAGAAGTTAGGTGGTGTGGATCAATACTCGTGTGGTTTTGCCTGGGTAGACATTTACGGTGTCAAAGGCAACACTCGTTTGGGCAAGGCTTTCAAGGCCGCAGGCGTTCGCAAGAGCTATACCGGCAGTTACCAGATTTGGAATCCAGCAGGACTTGGTGTGCAGAACATTGACACCTTAGAAGCAGGTGCAGAGGCAGCCGCCAAGGTGTTTGAGAAATATGGTTTCCGTGCTTATGCTGGTAGCCGTTTAGACTAAGGGGCGAAAATGAAATTGTTCAAGCGTAAAACTAAAGAAGTTAGTATGCCCGAAGTAGATCTACGAAACTTTCGTTTTCTAGGTGAAGAAGCAGAAGTATTGGGTCTTAGGTTAGACGCGGCTCGTAAGAGTCTAGCAGAAAGTACTACACCATGGGCCAAAAATCATTGGACCAAGACTGTAGAGCAGTTAGTAGCGCAGTGGCGTCGTTTGCCAATATTACATGATGCAGATGCTAAGATGCAGGTAATACCTAGATGGACTGTGGACTACAACTTTTATGAGTTAAGCGATGAACCTGTTACTAGATTATTTGATATAGACCATTTTTATAACCGCAGTCACCCAGATCTTACTTGGTCTTGGGAAAACAATCGAGCACAACGTCTAGCACGGGCACAATAAGGAAAAATTATGAATATCAAAAAACTTTTTTTATCAATTATTGCTATACTTGTTTTAGTGTTTGCGGTTGCATTTACAACTTATACACTTACTCCCGAAAGTCCAGTAATAATGCCAGACGTCAAAAAAACCAGCGACTATCAACGTCCTGTAAGAGAAGGCAACTGTTGGCGTCAGTTTATTGGTACTGGTACCAAAGACAGCATCTTGGTGTGTCATTAATATGGAGACTAAAATGAGAAAGAAATTTACTGGACCTGATGGTAAAATTTTTGTTGTAGAAGAAGTTGTACAAACCCCAGCAGGGTTGACTGTGTTTTACATTAATGAAACAACCAAAGAAAAGTATTCTTGTTTGATTGATGCGTTCAGTGAACGCTTTAAGGAGTTAGCAGAATGATGACCGAAGAACGCCTAATGGTAGCAGAAGCAGTGTTTAATGGACAGATTGGCGAAGAACATTTAACACAGGCCGAAATTGATGAATTTTTTGAAATAGTATGTGATGCAGCCACTGAAGCTCTGCTAGTAGATGCTGTGGCACGTGGCAAGAGTGTGTTTGATGGCATCGAAGGAGATACCTTGCAGTAGAGGTTGACTAGAATTGTAGTAAATAGTAAAGTAGTAACTGTAGTATAAATTACCAATGGATCTGCTAATGGCTACGCCGGAGGAAATCACAACTTGAAAGAAATAACATGACAACAAATTTTATTAGTCCTGCTATTCCGCAATCATATGCGGCACAGCAAAATGCACAGTATAGTCATACCGGCTCAAAGTATGTTGATTTGAATCAACGATTCAATGATACTATGTCTGCACTCGAACCCATGAAGGCCGCAGGTGTTCGTAGTCAAATCAAGAATGCTATTAAAGTATTCCAAAAAAATAATCCGCACATTAAATGTTTTCAAGACCTGAAGTTATGTAAGGCGGGTGAAACACCCATGGCAGATATTTTAATTGATATTACTATTCAGCGGATCTTGAATCTAACTTGGGTGATTGAAATTATTAAAAATTTCCGCGAACCCCAGGCCGATCCGATTAAACTGTATGAAGTTATTCCTGGGGGTGACTTAGAAGATTACTATCCTGTAGGTACCAAACTATTTGCTAGTTGGGATGCTCAGCATACTGCTATTGTTTATTGGATTATTGCGGTAATGATTTTTGGACAAGATCCACGCAAAGTAATGGTTCCAACCATTGAGTATTTTGTAAAAAATCGTTCTGAAATCCGCGAAAACTTTGTAAGTGGTAATAGCGACATTGGTAAATTACGCCTGGACTCAATCGACTTGTTCCGCCAAATGGTACTAGGTGTGCGCCTAGATGGTAATACAAAATCAGAGTGGGTTGAGGCAGAACTTAAACAACAGTATCTTGAGCAAGCTGGTTTGTTTGTAACAGCAGAAAAGTTTGGGGATACTCACATGCCAGGCGCTATCAGTCGTATGGCAGAGATTGACAAGTATACCAGTGATATTATTCGCAAGTTCTGCATGTACACTACTACCATTCCTACCAAACGTAATATTGTTTCGCAGGAAATTGAGATCATGTGTGCTTGGTTTAGTATGGCTAAAGAAAGCGGTATTGACTACACCGATGACGAAGTTATCAGTTTAGGCGATCATTTACACGAGTTGTTTGACGCCGACTTTCACGAAAGTAGTGATTTCTGGATTAAAGTTCGTAAGGCATATGATAACTGGTGGACTAAACATTATGACGAAGTTCCGGCAAGCCATCGTCCTAAAAACACCAAGATGTCAAAGAACTGGAACACAGGTGGCACGTTTATCTGGCATCAGTTGAATAAGACCTGGAACGGACCTATTCCAAAGCTCAATGCTTCTACTCCGTTTATTCCTGCTAAAAAGGATTTATACTAATATGGAAACCAAAAGCACATTACAAGAATCTATGCAGAATATGCGTGGTAAAAAATATATTAATGTCAAGCGTAACAACAAGGCCTATGAACAGGCCTTGTCGACTACAACCGAAGAATTAGAACGCTTAGTTGACTTATATCAAACCACAGTAGTTGAGGACGACATGCGAGCAAGGTTGTTAAGAGACAGCATCGATCATTGGGTTCGTCGTTATCACAAGTATGCTATCCAAGGTAAGATTAAAAGTCACTATCATCAAAAGGGTGTAAGTTTAGCAGCCGAAGATTGTATTTTTGAACATGTAATTCCGGCATCTACTGTGCGTGATAAACTAATTGCCGGTGAAATATCAATAAACCAGGCCTTGAATGTTCCTACTTGTCGGGTAAGTCGTCAAGTCGACCAACTACTTCGCAAGAAAGGTTTGCACGATAGTACACCAGATGGTTGGTTCTTTTTTAAACGCTATAAAATCGCATTAGACGATATAACCATTGAAACCTATAATGGGCAACCTATCACTAATTTAGATATGTGGACTTTGCAAGATCACTTTGATTTATTTGGAATTGTATGAGCTACTTAGACGAAATCCGAGCCCGGTACGATATCAAGGACTATGTTGAGCCCACGGTTGCTATACCCGATCTACCTAAAGATGGTATTGTGCTAATCGTGGGTACATCCGGTTCGGGCAAAACTACAATCTTAAAGACTGTAGACGATCCCAAACCTATTGTGGTTGATCCAGCAAAAACAGTTATTGAAAACTTTAGCACTCCCAAACGTGGTGAAGAACTATTGCTTGCGTGTGGCCTGCGTACCATTCCAGCTTGGTTTCGAGCGCCCGGTACATTGAGCAATGGTGAATACCATAGATTTGAAATTGCCGTAGGATTGGATCAAGGGCACTGCATCATTGATGAGTTTACTAGTGTAGTAGATCGTGATACTGCTAAGAGTCTCGCATTGAGTGTTCGCAAATATTTTGATCGTAATCCTGGTGTGTTGTATATTGCCAGTTGCCACAGAGACATTATTGACTGGTTAGATCCAGAATGGGTTTATGACACTGACCTGCAGAAACTTGATAATCGGAGGTCACTTCTTCGACTGGGGACCAGACCAGAACTTACACTTACCATCCGAAGCACAACTCCGGACTATTGGCGATATTTCAGTAAGTATCACTATCTAGATACCAACATGAGTCGCAGTGTTCACTGCTATGTGTTGTTGCTAGGGGACAAGCCTATCGGCTTCCATGCTGCTATACACTCGACTAATAGAGATATTCATAGTTATTGGCGCGGACACAGAACTGTGATACTACCAGAGTTTCAAGGCATGGGCATAGGCACAGCGTTTTCAGATGCTATTGCTCAAATCTATGTTAACAAGGGCCTGCGTTACTTTAGCAAAACAGCACATCCAAGTTTTGGTGAGCATAGAGAACGATCTGATCTATGGCGGCCAACATCAACTAACAAGAAAAGTCGATTAGGCAGTTACCTAAACAAAGATGGAACTACCAGAACAATGCCCGGATATGGCGGAACTACTACAGCTAGAGATGCTGGCCGTATTTGTTACAGTCACGAATATATTGGACCCAAAAAACCATAAAAATATATTCGCAGGTCCATAGGCACAATCTATTAAAAACCACCATATATACTGCTATAATATAGTTTTACAATAGGAGAATACTATGGAACAGTATGTATGTGGAGTATGTGGCCACGTTCACGATGAGGCCGTTGAAGGTGTGTTTGCAGAACTCAGCGACAACTTTCTTTGCCCTGAGTGTGGGTGCTACAAAGACGAGTATGCAGTAATGGAAGCAACCTAACCGGTTGCTTCTGAGCAGTAAAAGTAGTACAATAAATTTTAACTAAAGGAGAAGTAAACATGGCAAAAACCGTAAAAGGTACCAAAACAGAACACGCATTGAAAGATGCGTTCGCAGGCGAATCCAAAGCCAACCGCCGTTATTTGTATTTCGCAAACATGGCTGACGTAGCGGGCTCACCAGATGTGGCAGCAGTATTTCGCTCCACAGCCGAAGGTGAAACAGGTCATGCCCATGGTCACATGGAATATTTGATCGATGGTGGAGCAGGTGACCCTGAAACAGGTCTTCCAGCTGGCTCGGTTAAAGAAGCCCTAGAAAGTGCTATCGCTGGTGAAACACATGAGTACACAGATATGTACCCAGGCATGGCTAAAACAGCACGCGACGAAGGCTTTGACGAAATCGCTGACTGGTTTGAAACATTGGCTAAGGCTGAGCGTAGCCACGCAAACAAGTTCACCAAGACTTTGACAGCGCATTTAGAAGACATCAAGTAATTGGAAACCCGAACAAGAACTCTTGTTAAAACTTTGATCTACCGGTGCTGGGTGATACTCAGCACTTATGTGATGTTGTTGGTCACGGGTCAAAGCATGACAGAGGCTCTTGTTCCAACCATTGTAATAAACTGTGTCTGGATGACGTCCTACTATCTGTATGACCGATTCTGGGCACATATTGCCTGGGGACGTAAATGAATGCAAGTTGTCGCCTGGCCCGTCTGGCTTGAACGCCATATTCCCTACTACGAACGTAATAAACAACAAGATCGTTACTATAACAATCCACCTGAGTCGGTGCTGGTTGTAGATCCTGTAGATCGTAATCGTCGAGCAGGACAACATGGTTTTGCTTGGTCAACCTGGGAAGCCATGGACAACGACATCCGATCTTTACAGTATCGTGTCGAACCTGTGTTCCTAGACACAGACACACACCAACGCTGGTATTGGGTTTTTTGGTCAGCAGATGAAGCTCTTATGGCAGTGATACGCTTGTCATAACTGTAACAAAACTGTAATATTATCTCTCTTAAATAAAATTGTGCAATCGCACACTCAACCTTAAGGGAGATTTCTTTGAAACATTTATTTCTAGCAGTACTCGCAGTATTCACCGTAACAGCACAAGCCGCAGACATTACTGGCGCAGGTGCTACATTTCCATATCCAATCTACGCCAAGTGGGCAGAAGATTATGCCAAACTTTCTGGTAATCGACTAAACTATCAAAGTATCGGTAGTTCTGGTGGTATTAAACAAATCAAAGCCAAGACTGTAGACTTTGGTGCCACAGATGCTCCGTTGTCAAGTGACGACCTAGCCAAGTCTGGTTTGGTGCAGTTTCCAGCGGTGTTGGGCGGTGTTGTTCCTGTGATAAACTTGGAAGGTATTAAACCAGGCGAATTGCAAGTCACAGCCGAAGTACTAGCAGACATTTTTCTAGGTAATATTACTAAATGGAATGACGCTCGGCTTGCCAAGTTAAATCCAGGCAAAAAACTACCAGACACAGATATCACAGTGGTTCATCGTGCCGACGGATCCGGTACAACATTTATTTTTACCGATTACTTGACGGAAGTCAGCAAGGAATGGAGCACCAAAGCCGGCAAAGGTGCCGCAGTCAAATGGCCAGCCAAGAGCAGTGTAGGAGGCAAAGGCAATGAAGGTGTAGCAGCAAACGTAACTCGTGTTAAAGGTGCAATCGGCTATGTCGAATATGCCTATGCCAAGAAAAACAAAATTGCACACCTTAAGTTACAAAATCGCGATGGCAAATTTGTGGATCCTGATGACACCACTTTTGCATCGGCTGCCGCAGGCGCTGATTGGTTTAGTGTTCCTGGTATGGGTATTAGTCTTGTGAATCAAAAGGGTGCAAGTGCTTGGCCTATTACTGGTGCTAGTTTTGTTTTAGTATACAAGGACCCAGCCAATCCAGCGGCCACACAAGAAGTCTTAAAGTTCTTTGACTATGCATTTACTTACGGAGCCAAACCGGCAGAGAGTCTTGACTATGTTCCACTACCAAAAACATTAACAGATAAAATCAAATCACAAGTTTGGTCAACTGTTAAGAAGTAATTTTAAAACCGGACATAAAGATAGAGTGTCGCTGGAGCTCGTAACCAGTTGTAACAAAAGTGTAATACTTTTTTCTCTGGCATTGCAGTAAATAGCTGTATGCCAGAGAAAACTTACCGTTCAATTTTTATTTCAGATGTTCACCTGGGCACTCGCGACTGTAAGGCCGAGGCACTTAATAATTTTCTCAAACACAATACCTGCGAAACCCTATATCTTGTAGGCGACATCATAGATGCCTGGCGTATTCAACAAAACAAGTGGCGTTGGAAACAAAGCCATACTAATGTAGTTCGTCGAGTCATGGGTCATGCCAAACGAGGTACTCGTGTGGTATATGTTGCAGGCAATCACGACGAATTCCTTCGCCCCTTAATACCATTAGGCATTGGATTTGGGCTCATTGAAGTAGTAAATCAAGCAGAGCACATTGGAGTAGATACCAAACACTATCTGGTCACTCACGGCGACTTGTTTGATGGCATCACTCGTCTTGCTCCGTGGCTGGCTTTCCTTGGCGATAAAGCCTATGACTTTGTGCTCGGTCTCAATAGCAAATTCAATTGGCTACGTCATCGTATGGGATTTGGATACTGGAGTTTAAGCAAGTATCTCAAAGGCAGAGTTAAAAAAGCCGCTGACTTTGTATTTCAATTTGAAAAGAATCTTGTTGTTTATTGTAAGAAGCGTGGATACGATGGTGTAATATGTGGACACATACACCACGCAGAAATTCGTGATGTAGATGGTATCACATATATGAACGATGGCGACTGGGTAGAGAGTATGACTGCCTTAGTTGAAAATCACAACGGATTCTGGGAAATAGTAACCTGGACCAAGGAGACAGACGATGTGGCTGTTGATAATACTAGCAGTAAACATAAACAATCCAAAAGACGTGCCGGGTAGGTTAACTATAGAATTTCCTAGCGAATCTGCTTGTGTTCAAGCCCAACAAAGTGTAAAATATTGGTTAAAGTTTGACAACTTCAGGATAACCACATCATGCCAAAAACAATCCTTATAATCACAGACAATGTCCAAGATCAAGTCAACGGAGTGGTCACAACTTTCAAAAACTTGGAAGATCATGCTGACCGTAACGGGTATTGTATTGTTTATTGTGATCCCGGGCAGTTTCCTAATATTGCTTGCCCTGGTTATCCTGAAGTTCGCCTGTGCTGGCCGCATGGTATCAGTAAAAAAATTAAGGCGCTACAGCCGGATTATATACACATCGCTACAGAAGGCCCAGTAGGTTTATTTGCTCGTTGGTGGTGTGAGCGCAAAAATATACCTTACAACACCAGTTATCACACCAAGTTCCCAGAATTCCTAAACAAATTGTATGGTGTTCCAGAATCTTGGACCTACTGGTATATGCGTTGGTTCCACAGACACAGTGAGCGTGTGCTGGTCACTACCGAAAGTATGCGTCAAGATTTAGAAAGTCGTGGATTCAAAAATTTAGTAGTATGGACTCGTGGCGCCGATCGCACCATTCAACCTAGAGTTACACGACCCACTTATCGGGCGCGGCCAAGATTATTATCGGTAGGTCGCGTGTCAAAAGAAAAGGGGTTGGATGATTTAATACAGTTCCAGGAAGACTATGATTTGATTATAGTCGGCGATGGACCGTATCGTGCCGAGTTGGAACGGAAACTACCTCAGGCAACATTTTTTGGATACCTGCATGGTCAAGAACTAGTGGATCAATACGCACTAGCTGATGTGTTTGTATTTCCGTCAGTGACTGACACCTTTGGTGTGGTCATCATTGAAGCATTATCACAAGGTTGCCCAGTCGCAGCCTACCCGGTAGCAGGACCCATCGACATTATCAAAAACGGTGTCACTGGATACTTAGATAACAACCTAGCACAATCAGTTCGTAATTGTTTGGCTCTAAACAACGATCGAGTCAAACGAGCCAGTCAAAAATGGACTTGGAAAGAGTGCTGGCGCATATTCAAAAAGAACCTGGTTACTGTTGCGTAAAAACAACATTGTGAAACCCAGCCCAAAAGGTTGACCAGAATCTCACCATTTGCTATAATAGTTGTATAGTAAATAAAAGGAGTAGTAAATGAATACATATCAAGTAAGTTACACAGCATACGAAAAAAACTCTACTGTGGTATTAGCGGAAGGCACCATGCAAATTCAAGCCAATCAAGGTAGCCAAGCTGAGAATGTGGTTAAAAGTATGTTTCAAGGCAGTGATGTTATCATTCGTTCAGTATTTGGTTAATATGATTGATCGAAACATTCAATCAGATGAAATGGTACCTCCAGAGTATGATATGGATGCTGGTGAGTATCAAGAGTTTCAAAGAGATTATAACCGTTGGTGTTTGGAAGTTGAGCTGGCTCAAATTGAAGAACTGAACAAAACGGTTAACCAAAATTCGTAATATGGTTGACAGGAATTGTCCAATCAGCTATAATATGAATATGCTGTAAAATTAAAACAGCATAGAAGTAAAATTTAAATCAACTTAATAGGCAACTTAGAAAGGCAACACAAAATGGAAAAATTATTCACAGTAGCAGGTACAGCAACTAATCCTGATGGTACTACTAAAGCTCGTTTTGCAAACGACTTGGTAGCTCGTATCAAGATCTTGAACAAAGCAGGCTGTACTGGTATCAACTTGGTTGAGCTCCCAAAGCCAATGACTAAGTTAGAAGCTCTACAATATTTGCAAACACAAAACCCAGAAGGTGATGCGGGTTATGCTGTAGCAAACAAGTTGGCAGAGAAGACCAAGCTCGCTAAGAAAGGCGAAGTAAAGGTCAAAGCAACTGGTGTCAAGGCAACTACTAAAGTAGCAGAAGTAGCCTAATACTGATAGGGGGCTAAGGCCCCCATTTTTAAGAAAGAAATATCATGAGTAAGCCAGTATTTGAAGATTTATTCAAATTTAGCGGTCGTCGTAATCGACAATCGTTTATTTTCTTGCAATTAGCAAGTATTGTAGCAGTCTTGCTAGCGGTAGGAATTATTACTACTATTACTGTAGTGGCTCCTACACTAGGTGCAATCCTTTGGTTTGTTGGTATTGTTGGTTTTATTGCTATTGCAATTATTAACTGGGCAGCCGCTAGTCAACGTATTCGCGACTTTAACCAATCGGGTGTATGGGCATTGGTAATGTTGATTCCATACATTGGTCCATTGTTTAGTCTAGCACTTTGGTTAATTCCAAGCACAGAAGGTGAGAACAAATACGGTCCTAGCTGTATTTAAAGAATGTCACCCAGCTTCAGGGTAAATGAAGAGTGGATCACCAGCTTTAATGGTGTGGGTTAAATGGGTTAGACTGAAATCTATTACGCTTGTTTGGTGCGGAACTAAACTAACGATGATACTCCTTGCCCGGGGCCTTACGACAATAGGTAGCCGGGCACCTTCTTGACCAGATAAGTATCTTTATCATGACCGAAGATAACGAACTTGACCGACGTATAAAAACCTTGATGTTTGATCTTATGCTGGTATTGTACTCGCATGGTATCAAGGAAGTCAATGTCGGTGCAATAATGCGTGTGCTAGGTGTAGAATCAGAAGTAGCTGCTGAGCACGACGACGAAGCTGTTGAACTCACAGACGAATTTGCTAAGTATGTTAAAGAGGCACGAGAAACCAAACGGCCCGATAACATAACCTTACATTGAATGTCATTACCTAGTTATAAATCAGGGGAAGCCCTTTATACTGTGATCATACGAGATCCTGAAGCTAAAAACCGTTTAACTAAATGGACGGCAACCAGCCGATCAATACAAGCCCGGGTAGAAGACAATCGCATGCATATATACGATCACAACACCTTGAGCCTACTTCTAGTAACCTGGCCGCACGGTTGGGACAACATGGTTATTTGGGATCCTTGGACAAAACGGCACATTAATATTTGACATACCTACGTTATATGCTATAATTAATAGGTGCATAACGCACTTATAACAAAGGAAATAGCAATGACAACTCATGAACAAATCGTAGAAGCATTTAATAACTATATTGCTGAAAACGAAAAATTCACAACCAAAGGCGTAAAAGCCTCTGCTGCTCGTGCTCGCAAAGCATTACAAGAAATGAGCAAAGGAATCAAAGAGCGTCGTAAAGAAATTACTGCTGAAAAAGAAGCTCTTGCCGCAAAGTAAGACCAAGCCTCTTAATGGTATGGTATCGCAACCTGGATATGGTGCGGTACCACCTACTCCTATCTACAGTAATGTAACTATCACTAGCACAGGAGCAACTACCGCTCCAATCTACACCATAGGTACTGGCGTCGCAAGTCCGTGGATGTCCACTAATGCTGATACTAATAGCACTAAAATAAATTTAAATGGTAAAGATGCTGATATAGTGATCAATGGACACAGTTTAACAGAAACCTTGCAAGCTCTACAAGAACGCCTACACATCCTAGTACCCAATACAGAATTAGAGCAGGAATGGGCCGAACTTAAACGGTTAGGTGATGCATATCGCAAGTTAGAACAAGACCTTACGGAAAAGGCCTCTATGTGGAAGGCTTTGAAGAAAATCTAAATGTCTGCATGGCAAGAATTTTATAACGAGATAAAAGACCCTAGTTGGCCGGAGTGTCCTACTGAGGATCAATTCCAACTGCTCCCAGAAAATATACAAAAAGAATGTCAAGAAGTTTTTGGCTACGTTCCAGGATCATTTAAAAAAACTTCAAAACTACGCAATCAAGTTTTCCCTATACACACCAAAACTGCTTGCCAACTTAAATGGAATTGGAGCACTATATTTCTAACTACAGAAGAAACAGGTAGTTGCCATAGAACCAACCATCATAAGTTTGATACCGAAGAATTTAATTTTCATAACACTCCTAATAAACTAGAAGATCGTCAACGTATGCTTGAAGGCGAGTGGCCCAAGCGAGGATGTGAGTACTGTAAGAATATCGAAGAAGCCGGGGGCATCAGTGACAGAATTACAAATTTAGACTTTCCTGGAATACATGCACCGCCTGAGTTAGAAATCAATCCTCGGGCTGTGCAAGTTACTCCACGAATACTAGAAGTATATTTTGATAATACCTGTAATTTAAAATGTCTTTATTGCGGACCGCATTTTAGCAGTCTGTGGAATGCAGAAAACGTAAAGTTTGGACAGCCTGCGTTCAATAAAAGTACCAACATTGAAAAGAACAAACAAAAAATATTTGAATGGTTAAAAGTTAACGGAAAACATCTAACTAACTTTAACATACTGGGTGGTGAGCCTCTGTATCAACGTGAGCTGGATGATTGTTTAGATTTATTTGAACAATACCCTGCCCCAGAATTAAAACTTCAAATTTTTACCAATCTCAACACCAAAATTAGTCACCTAACACAAGTGGTTGAACGTGTTAAAGGATTAGTTGACAGTGACAAACTTAGAGGGTTTGAAGTTACTGCCAGTCTGGATTGCTGGGGGCCACAACAAGAGTTTGTAAGATACCCGCTGGATTTAGTATCCTGGGAGAAGAACTTTGAATATTTACTATCACAAAAATGGATCAACTTGATTGTGAGCAGTACTGTTACTCCTTTAACAATTAAAACCTTGCCCGACTTGCTTAAAAAAATACAAGAATGGAATAAAATTCGTCCAGTGTATCATTATCAAAACAGTGTCAATAGTCCTAGTTATATGTTTATTGATATTTTTGGAAATATTTTTGCCGATGATTTTAATCAGGCACTAGAATTGAAACCAACGAACACACCGGAACAACTATCCAGTAAAGAATATCTAAGCGGTATAGCCAAACAATCAAACGCCGCTAGTCCTAACGTAGTAGAAATAACAAAACTATTTGATTTTTTAAATGAGATGGATCGACGTAGATCGACTAGTTGGCAGAAAATCTTTCCGTGGCTAGAAAAAGAGTTTAAAAAATATAGTTTAGTACCATAATAGCTGTATATAATGACAAAAACATATCAAAACAAGTAGATTTTTTACTGGTTTAAATTTTTGTCACTAAGTATTTTAGAGAGTAGAAAAACAACCAGGCTGTCGTTGAATCGAACAGCGGAGGATTACAATCTAGATCTACTCCACAACGGATGGTCAGTGCCGCAAAGCTGACCGGTAGTAAAGAGGACTTCGGAAATCCTCTTCATTGACAAATGGTATGAGCCTTCTGGAAACAAAGGTTGGCTTAGAGAGTATGGCATTGAGGCCCGAGGTCTTGTCTGTCGCCGCCCAACACTCATTCTGTCAATGCGTCCATTCGGGACATCCGCTGATGCGTACAGTATTACGCCGAGGAGAACGAGCATGAGACATTTATTCATATCGTTATTATTGGTAGCAAGTAGTACAGTAGTTGTAGCAAATGAAGTAGCAGAAGTAACATTTAAAAACACAGTCATCAACCAAACCACACAGTTTGTTGAACGCACTGTTAACATAATTGCCACACCATTCCTTAGTGATCGGGATATCGAGTGCATGGCACGAAATATATTCTATGAAGCTGGCGGTGAATCAACCGAAGGCAAAATTGCAGTCGGAGTGGTCACACTCAATCGCACACGAGATGGTCGCTTTGGAAAAACAGTTTGTGATGTTGTCAAGGCTCGAACCGTGGTTGTCAAGGCTCGAGAAGTTAAACGGAATGAAATAGTTCAAGTTGGCTACTTCGGTCGTCCTGAAATGGTAGAGAAAAAGGAAGTAGTTGTACAACAAGTTCCTGTGTGCCAATTTTCGTGGGTATGCGCCGGTTATGTCCGTAAACCCAAAACTGACGACGAGCGTTGGATTGAGAGTCAAGAAATTGCCCAGCGCCTGGCTCAAGGTGACTACGAAGAAGAACGTAGCAAGTACGGTTCGGCGTTGTTTTTTCACAACAGTGGGATCCGTCCCATATGGGCTAAGACCAAGCAATTAGTGGCTCGAACAGGACGCCATATATTCTACGAATAACCAGTTGACCAAAAACGACCATTTTGTTATAATAGTTGTATTGTATAAAAATAGGAGAGAGAATTGAAGTCAATCCCCTGGTTTAAGATAGTAGGATTTGTAGCTGTGGTATTCAGTGTTTATACTGTGAGTACCAATCGCCTGGATACCCTGCGCGGTACCAACGAAGCCGCACGTCAAGGCTTTATCAGTGCCGAGCATCGCACACAGCAGTTGGCCTGCCTGACCAAGAACATTTATCACGAAGCTGCCTTTGAGCCATTTGAAGGCAAGGTTGCTGTGGCACAGGTCACAATGAATCGTGTAGAAGCTGGTCGATTTGGTCAGGATGTCTGCGGTGTTGTATATCAAAAGAATGTGGTCTACGAACGGGTTATTTGTCAGTTTTCGTGGACCTGTATAGGTGGACTGGCAATTAAACCCGTAGCACCTGCACATTGGAAAGAATCAGAAGAAGTAGCCAAAAAGGTCTTGCTCGAAGGCTTCCGTTTGCCCAGCATGAAAGACGCCATGTATTATCATGCCGATTATGTCAACCCTAGATGGGGCAAGCCACAAATTACCAAAATTGGTCGCCACATTTTCTACCGTGAAAGCATATAATGAATATCGATATTCGAAACAACATTAACATCAATATAAAAAGCATCAACGAGTTTTTAAACAAACACTTATCCAAGATTTCAGCAGAAACCCTGTTATGGTTAGCCGGAATAGTTATACACTGTGCAACCATACCAACCTTATTGGCCTTGATGACCGGACTTAGTGATCGTACACCTAACTTGGACATTGTGTTGTTTATGTGGGTCGGTTTAGTCTTGTTGTTTGGTCGTGCTGTAGTGCTCAAAGACACTTTAAACGTCATCACTATCGGTGCAGGATTTATCATACAAGCCACCTTAATGGCCATGATCTTGTTCAAATAATTGACTAACACCGCCAAATACGTTATAATACTAGTATGATATTAGACAGCGAAGTCAATGCCATGCAGGACGTACAGACTGGCCTGTGGTCAGTATTCCGTTTGATTTGGAACGAAACAAGTATCTTTCCTGAGCGGATAATGATAGCAGAAAACTTACAGCGTGAAGAAGTTGATCGATGGCTAACCTGGGGGAATTTACAACGATGACAATGCATCTTGAGGGACCGTGGCTTAGTACCACAGGTAAAAAACGTGGACCTAAAAAGTGGGCTAGTAGTGAAGCCAAAAAGCTCGCACAAAAACGTCAGGCTGAATGGGATCGTAAGTTGATTGAGTTTGAAAAACTTACACCTAGGTTTAGTACTGGTCCTTACAATGCTCCACGCAAAACTATGGCAGACTTCATGCCCAAGACTCCGCCCGGTCGCGAAACAGCCTGTATTAAATCGCAGGACACTGGCTGGGTTACTTGTACAGCAGTTAAAGATAATACCTATACTGGCAGTAAGGTCAAGGGAATAGGTACAATGCACAAGAGTAATGGTGTGCCAATTTTCAGTGATGATGAAGCAAAAGAAATTAGTTCTATGCGCCGTTAATGCTAAATATATTTAATGAGCAAAGATGATTTTATTAAAATGGAAGGCGTTATAGCAGAAGTTCTGCGTAATACTCAATACCGAGTTCAGCTTGAGAATTTTGAAAAACCTGTACTTGCAAGCCTAAGTGGCCGTATGCGTCAAAACAACATCAAAGTTTTAACCGGCGACATAGTAGAGTTAGAATTCAGCCCATATGATTTGACCCGTGGACGAATTGTCCGCCGTAGATAAGTAATAATATGGACATGCGTAAAGAAATCAATTTAATAGAAGCAAGCACTCAACCGGCCAAGCTAGAAACTACTCCTTTGCCTTACACGGAACGGGCCTTGGAGCCTGTGATGAGCAAGGCCACAATCGACTATCACTATGAGCACCTAGCTAAAGGTTATGCTAAACGCTACAATGCCGATGAAGGCAATGCTGCATTTAACCGTGCTGGTAGCTTCTTACACAATAAGTTCTTTCCTCAACTACAGCCTCCTAAAGGTGCTAATCGTCCCAAGGGCGCAGTACTAGAGTTAATCGAAAGTAACTTTAAAACCTATGAAGACTTTAAAATCGAATTTAAAAAAGTGGCCATGGCCATCCAGGGATCAGGCTGGGTATATCTTAGCACATCGGGCACAATTAAAACCATCCCAAATCATCAGGTTAGAACAGATATCTGTGTACTCGTTGACTGGTGGGAACATGCCTGGGCACTTGACTATCAAAGCGACAAAGAAAAATACCTAGACAATATTTGGAAAATTATTAACTGGTCAGTCTGTAGCGAACGTCTGTAGCCAACATCCAAAGCAGTACCTAACTAAATTTTATAATGATAGATTTTGTAATTTGTGCGATGCCCGCACTGATTCTTGAAAGCCTTCCTGGTGCACCTGCCATTATTAAATCGGCAGTGGAGCAGACTGGGTATTCTGCTCGGGCGCTGGATTTATCATTGGAGTTTTACATAAAACAATGCAACAGTGATGTTGCTACCTATCATCAATTGAGTGGTGTGTTTCGACCTAGCGAGTCATTTGAAAGCTCGGCTCAGGCAGCTAGTGATGAGTGGATTGAAGATTCTATACAAAGTATTCAGGCTTTTAATCCTAAAATTATTGGACTTAGTGTATTTTCAGCATTCCAACATAGATCTACCTATCTGTTGGCACAAGAGTTAAAACGTCGCATGCCCAAAACCAAAATTGTGCTTGGCGGCATGGGGTTATCAATCAACTGTTCTAGTCTTAGTAATTTTAATATTCCTATTAAAAAGATTGATCTTGTTAAATCTTATCATCAGTACATGACCGAACTGGGTCTAGCTGACTACATTGTGCTGGGCAGTGGACTTGATGAACTCGTGGGGATCTTAGGAAAGGAAATAGGTCAAGGACGCACCACAGATACCAAGTTTAACAACACATCTGTAATTTTTAAAACACCTATTCCTGACTACGACGACTATAAAATTTCTGAATACTGTTGGCACAATCGCAAGTACCTGCCGGTAACTGGCAGCAAAGGCTGTGTGAGATCCTGTGCGTTCTGTGACATACCAGGACAGTTTGGACGTTTTAGTTTTCGCACTGGCGAAGACATTGCTAACGAGATGATTTTTCTTAAAGAAAAATACGGTGTGAGTACTTTTGAATTTACAGACAGTTTAGTCAATGGTAGTTTTAAAGCATTCCGCCAATGGTTGACCATTGTTGCAGAGTACAACGACAATCGTTTAAGTCACGATCAAATACGTTGGTTTGGACAATACATTTGTCGACCTCAAGCGCACACGCCCAGCGACATCTACCCATTAATGGCACGCTCGGGTGTGATTGATTTGAAAATTGGTGTTGAAAGCGGTAGTGATGCTGTACTAGAGGCCATGCGTAAAAAAGTAACTGCCAAGGATGTACTAGACGAGCTGGAACAGTTTGAGAAAAATAAAATAAGTTGTACCTTTTTAATGTTCAGCGGATTTTATAACGAAACGTCTGAATACTTTTATGAAACTTTAAAGTTTTTGGTCGATTGCCAACCTTATGTGGCATCTGGAACGATCAACACAGCAAGTTTCGGACAACCTTTGAATATACATAGCGGAACCTATTTGTACAACGAAGCAGATCGGTTGGGCTTAATTTTAGATCCTTACGACGAATCTCAATGGACTAGTATTCATGACCCCGACAACGACTATGTACAACGATCAAAAAATCGTATCATTGCACAACTGCTAGCCGGTGCACTAGGATACCCGTTTTCCAAGTTAGGTGTTGGACTTGATTATCAAAATTTACAAAAATTAAAAAGACGCAAACAAGAATTAGAAAAGTTATTACATGACACTACACAGCTCACAACAAACTAACCTGGACTATCTAATTCCCCAGGATCTAATTGAATACTGTGAATTTGATCAGTTCAACTTTGGTTTGTCATTGACGGCTACTAGCGCACGAAATCGTTGGCCCACTGTAAAAGTATGGTTAGACGGAAAACTTATTGCATCAGACATAGTTGACAATCATGGATTTGAGTACCGGTATAGTGAACGACTAGATATGTCTCTATCGGCCAAGGTATTGGAAATTGAATACAATGGCAAAAACGACGAAGACACTGTAGTTGACCAACATGGCAATATATTAGAAAATCAAAGTCTTTCAATCCGGAGTTTAATAGTAAATCGTGTAGATATTATTAACAATGATATTATTCAACAGCTAGGTAGCTACACCAGATCATTTAGCCCAGAAAAACTTAAATACTACGAGCAAAACAATTTAAGTACAGAACCCACTGACAGTTTAGACATGTACGAAAATGGCCGTTGGCGTATGACTTTTCCTATACCCATTGTTACAAACTTGTCTAAAATTAAAAACAAAATAGATCCGCAGGTGCAGTGGCCTGATCCTATTTTGATTGGAGAGATAGTAAACACCATACATGCCATTAGAGATTTAGAAAAACAATTAAAGGAACGCAAATGATTATAGAAACAACTGCTGTTGAAAAAATTAAAGATATTTTAGCCGAAGAAAATAATCCAGAATTACGACTACGTGTATTTGTACAGGGCGGCGGTTGCTCAGGCATGCAGTATGGATTTACTCTGGATAGTGTGCAAAACGATGACGACTTTAACACCGACATTGATGGTATTTCTGTACTGGTCGACAGCACAAGTTGGCAATACTTACACGACGCTAAAATACGCTACGATGACGGTGTAATGGGGGCAAGTTTTGTAATTGATAATCCCAATGCTCAAAGCACCTGCGGTTGCGGCAGTTCATTTAATCCGTACTAGCCCAAACTGCTGTAGTTTTGAACTCTGCTAAATATACGCAGAGGACTCAAATCTATGGCACAACAAGTAATCAATGTAGGCGCAGCACCCAACGATGGGTTAGGCGATCCCATACGCACAGCGTATCAAAAATGCAACAGTAATTTTAGCGAATTATACAGTCGTGTACAGGTAACACCGCCCACGGATCCCAGCGGCTCCATAGGAGATACAACTGGTATGTACGCATTTGATACCACATATTTTTATGTTTGCATAGGCGATTACGATGCTACCACAGAGATATGGAAGCGTATTGCATTTGACACTACTCCTTGGTAAAATAACACATGGCACAACCTGTTTGGATAACTCCTGCTGGTAATCTAGGAACCATACCCGAGGGTGTGTTCTATTCTGTGCCGTTGCAGGCAGTTGATCCCGATGATGTTGACACAATTTACTATAAACTCATCGCTGGACAATTACCAGCCGGAGTTGAAGTAGTCACTGCCACTGGCCTAATTGCTGGTGTTCCGCAGTCAATTGTTATTGTAGACGGAGTACCCACTGCTGTCAGCGCAGATGTCACTAGCAAGTTTGTTATTCGCGCCTATACCACTAGAGTCGTCAACGGCGTTACCGTGATCAATCGCCTGGCTGACAGAACTTTTACCTTGACAGTGACCGGGCAAAACAATCCTGAGTTTATTACCCCGCCTGGACAAATTGCTCAATACTTTGATGGCACCCAAGTTTCTAATCTTCAAATTGAATATACCGATGTTGATCCAGCCGACACTGTTCTGGTACAACTGGCCGGTGGATTACTTCCTCCGGGATTGACTATTACACCCACTGGTGTAATTTCTGGATTTGTTGCCCCCAACACAGATGCTGGAGTACCAGCAGGGTTTAGTCGAGATGGACAAGGGTATGATCAATATGCTTTTGATTTTTCAACCAAGAGTTCCACGGTAAACTATTCCTTTATATTAGAGATCACAGATGGTAAAACCAGTAACTTACGAACCTTTAGTATTTTAGTCTACAGTCGTAATGCATGTACCGCTGATAACACACAGTTCACTGCTGACGATACTTTCGTCACAGCCGATTGTACTCCTACTCGTACACCTATCTTGTTGACTCCGCAAGGTTCACTTGGCGTAGTACGTAACGATAATTTCTTTGCGTTTAAGTTTGACGGCATCGATCTAGATGGAGATCAGATTACCTATACCATTAGTCTGGGAGGCACAATTGGATACGACGCAGCCACAGTGAGTTTCACTCCTGGCAGTTATGATTATCCAGGCGAAGGTTTTGACCAAGGCGGATTTACATTACCACCTGGATTGCAACTGGATCCAAACACAGGTTGGCTGTATGGCTTTATTCCAGACTTAGGAATAACTGAGCTGACTTATAATTTTGCCATCCAGGTTTATAAAACAATCGATCCGACCATAATCAGTGAATACTATTTTTATTCAATAAGTATTGTTGGTAACTTGAATACGCAGGTCACTTGGTTAACACCTAGTGATTTAGGCAGCATTGACAACGGCACAATTAGTACCCTATACGTCAAGGCTGTAAATTCCAGCGGTATTCCAATTCAATATCAATTAGAATCAGGCAGTACCAGTAGCTTACCACAAGGGCTACAATTACTTCCATCTGGTGACATAGCTGGAAGGGTGAGTTTTGATACATTTGCACTAGATGGTGGCACCACTACATTTGATGTGCAGAGTCGTAATGTGTACAATCCTAATGTTAATGCTAATGTTGTAAGTTCAACCACCGAAACCACATTTGACATGGTGTTCACATTTACTGTGAATGCTTACAGTGTTAACGGTGTAGTTAGTGTGTTTAAAACATTCTCAATACGTGTGGTGCGTGTTTACAATGAACCATTTGATAACTTGTACATACAAGCTATGCCACCTCAGAATGATCGTGACCTATTGAATAGTTTGTTGCAGAGTGTTGACATATTCCCTACTGATCTACTGTATCGTCCTCAAGATCCTAACTTTGGTGTTGCTACTCAAGTAAAATATTGGCATGTGTATGGACTTACGGCAGACACACTTGATGATTATGTCAATGCAATGAATTTAAATCATTATTGGAAGAATTTGGTGTTGGGCAGCATTGAAACTGCACAAGCTCTGGACAGCGCCGGTAACGTGATCTATGAAGTGGTGTACAGTCGTGTAGTTGATAACCTGGTCAACAATGCCGGTGAAAGTGTTGGCAAAGAAGTTACATTGGCATACCCAATTAATGCAGGCGACAGCACCGAAATTTCTGTTGTTTATCCAAACAGTTTAGTAGACATGCGTACACAAATTATTGACAGCGTAGGACAAATTTCAAATGTATTACCTCGCTGGATGATTAGCACACAAGCCAATGGACAAGTGCTTGGATTTACACCAGCCTGGGTAATTGCTTACACTAATCCAGGCGAAAGCGGACAAATTGCATATAATATCAAATCTATATTCGGTGAACGATTAAACTTGGTGGATTTTGATGTGGATCGTTATGAACTAGATAACTTATTAACAAAAAATTGGAATCGTACCACACAACAATGGATTCCAACTCCACCAGAATTGACAACTTTTGATGTAACTCCAGGACCACCCACTGTGTTTGATGGCAATAGCATACAGTTTATTGCCCCGGTAGATATGTATAGCAACACTCAGATATACGATAAATACCTCGTATTTCCCAAACGGAATATTTTAGAATAATTAGGATAACTTATGACAAGTGCAATTAACCCAAATAACATCGATGGCGCATACCCAGTTGCTGGCCAGGATAATAACTCGCAAGGTTTTCGCGACAATTTTACCAACACCAAAACTAACTTTTCTTATGCGGCCAACGAAATTACCGACTTACAAAACAAGGCAGTGCTTAAAGCAGCTTTGAATGGTACCACTTTAAACAACGACATGAATGCTAGTATTTTAAGCAACTTTCAAGGTCAGAATATCAGTGGTACAGTGGTTGCTTTGGGCACAATCAGTGGAGATGTTGGGATCAACTATGCTGCAGGTCCATATCAAACAGTCACAACCAGTGGCCCAATTAGCCTGGCATTTACTAACTTTACTCCTGCTGGCACAGCAGACTTGGTTGTTGTTCAAGTCACCGTAGCCAGTGTTGCTCATACATTAACATTCCCAAGTGCGGTCAGTGTGAACAATGCCGGCATTCAAGGCATCGACACTACAACCAATACTATTACTTTTGCTGCCACAGGCATTTACGCATTTACTTTTACTACCAGCAATGGCGGTACAACTGTTACAGTTACCGAAGCAAACAAACTATTACAACCTTTTAATAATACCCAAGAAGATTTGGCTGCTAGTGCCGCTATTAGTTTGGCCACCACAGTCAGTTACTTTACAACAGCGGCTGCTGAAACAGCAACTTTGGCAGATGGTGTAGAAGGTCAAGTCAAGGTGTTGGCCGCATTGGATGTGGTTGCTGGTGACATGGTTGTTACTGTGGCAAGCCCAGCTTGGTCAGGTGCAGGTACAATTACATTTGCTGACGACGGCGATGCATGTACTTTGACATACATTCAAGGTGTTTGGTTCTGCACAGGCAACAACGGTGCTGTATTTGCTTAACCAAAACAGTTGACAACTAGTTGTTGATCCTGTACACTTAGTACATGGAACATCCATTAATCGCAAATCTAGAAGATCTCTCGCTTGAGCAATTAAGTGAGAAGATTTCAGAACTTAGAAAAAAACTCAATATTGCATACAGCACAGGTAACGGATATCTGTGCGACCAAATACGTATGGCCATTGAAAGTTATCAAACCAAGTATCAGGAAAAACTCAAGGGCGGCCCTAACACACCATTTGATGAAGTAATTGACATTTCGTGAACGTAAGACTACAATACACTTTCAACTTCACCGCTGGTGTACACTGGTCAGGACAACTGATTATGAACGGTTATGAGTTGACTGTTTATATGGTAACCAATGTTAGAGAGTCCGAGCTTACCACTAAAGCATTTGAACGCTTAAAGTATTTTATTAACGATGAAATTGACTCAACTGTGTTTATCAACAGCAATGAGCAAGAAGCCTGTAGACTTTACAATGCAGCTGGTGTTAAAATTACTACATTGCCCAAGGATCCGGTAGATCAAATTGTGGGAGTAATGATGTTTCACAAACTCAACGCTATTATGGAAGATCGTATCAGTATTATTGAAACAGAGTTATCAAGTCACTTGGGTGATAACATGATCTATCTGCACAGCGAAAACGAAAATACCGAAGACATTGAAATACCCAAATGGTGGACAACTCCAGACTTGACTCATTTTGAATTAGAATTCCAAGATGGCGACACCATTTTTAAATTAGCCCCAGGAAACTATTCTGTGTGGTCTGATTTAGGGTTGGATTGGCCTAACGAAGAGCCGAAAGAAACTGGTAACATTGTATTTGCAGACTTTGGAAAAGATGATACAAAATAACGTAGGTGAAATGATTTTTGATGAGCAAGATGTTTGCGACTTGCTGATGTCAGGTCGCGAGCCTGCTAGTATCAAGCGTATGCTAGTAAACGAGTCTGTAAACATTGAACAAGCTATTCGATATGTCGAAACTTATCCAGACCTGATCAAGTATACCGGACAAGAGGGCGTAATAACAAATGTATTTGACAAGGAGTCACAAGCCAAATGGCACATGCCCGAAGAATATAAGCAGTTGGATATTGCCGAATATGTTTTAGGATTATGCACTACAGAAGCAGAACTACAGCGTGTTGGGCATGAACTATTACTATATCAAGAGCGCGACCTGTTTAACTTGTTACGATATCTAAAGTATCTGGTAGATGTTATGACCGAGAATCGAGTCATCTGGGGTGTAGGACGTGGATCAAGTGTGGCCAGTTATGTGCTGTATAAGTTAGGTGTACACAGAATCGATTCCATGTTCTATAAATTAGAACCAGAGGAATTTCTCCGTTAAATATACAACTAGTTCAAGGAAACAATTATGACGCAAAAAGTGTACAAATCAGCCATGGGTAGGCCAATCGATCTTGGTTCACTCATATTACAAAATGAAAATGTAAGAGCTGTGGGCAATATGAATGTGAATGCTCGTGGGGATTTATTAGATGGCAGTAACAAAGTTATTGATCGTAAAAATCGTCAGGTACAACGACAGTACCAGCGCACCACCAATGTTTCTGCGGATGTGCCAGTACAAACCAGCACTCGTGCTGCCAAACAAGCCAAGGCCCAAGAAAAAGCCATTGCTGACTCACAGCATCTCGAAGATCCGTTGTACGCATTAACTACGGAAACTATTAACGAACCTTTGCCGGAACCTGTAGTGGCCCCAGAGCCCTTGCCAGAAAATACATTTGGTCCTACCGGAGAAGGTGGTCTGGCAGCTGCTATTGCTCGAAGTAGATTGATCAAGCAAGAAAAAGAAAAAACACTTCGTGAACGTCAACAAGCTCAAGGAATAAGAAAGATTTAAGGATGACTAAAGCCGCATTTGCACCACACCAAATTCCACGTGAAAAAATTCAAGCCTTGCACAAAGATGTCTTAGTATCGGACATGGAGTTTGATACTCGCATTACACAATCAGGATTAATATTACCCAACGATAACGGTACTAGTCTAGGTATTCGACCACGGTGGGGACGAGTGTATGCTGTTGGACCAAAACAAACAGAAGTTCGTGTAGGACAATGGATCATGGTAGCACACGGTCGTTGGACACGTGGTATCGATATCGAAGATGGCGAACTGGATCACAAGCGCACTATTCGCAAAATTGATCCAAATGATATTTTACTAATAGCCGACCAAGAACAACGTCCGCAAGACGACACTATGAGCACAGCCGTACACATTGCTAAACAGGGACAATAGTGGTTCGAGTAAAGAAACAACCAAAGTGCAGTATCTGCAGAAGAATCCCTAAACCCGATTGCGATTGGAAGCAAGGTCGTTGTCCGCACCGTCTCAGTATGTTGGATATGATATTATCCGATCCTTACAAATCAAGATTTTATAACTTATTAAATTTTTTCAAAGGCAAAAAATGAATCATCCAGATCCAAAATTACATCGTAATATTAGTTTTGTTAAAAGTGGATTTCGTATTTTAGCAGGGGTGCTTCTTTGCGCCGGGCAACTATTTGCAGCAGGTGCATTCTTAATTTTGGCCGAAGGCCTGGGAATTGCTGAAGAACTAGTGTAACATGTTTTTCGCTTACTTAGGATTAGGTCTAAGTGCTCTATTGCTTTTATTCTTTTTCTGTGCTATAATTGTAGCTAGTTTATTGGACTGGTACAGTTATCGCCAAAACAAATTATTCATTAAACTTAAACAAGATTATACTAAACCAAGAAGGCCGGCAAAAAAATGAATGAACTCTGGGTAGAAAAATATAGACCAAACACAGCACAAGACTATGTGTTTGTGGATGATGCGCAACGTGAACAAGTCATGTCATGGATCAAAAATAAAACAATTCCGCATTTGTTATTTTCTGGCAGTCCGGGCACAGGAAAAACTACTTTGGCCAAGATGCTGATCAACGAACTAGGTGTGGATGAATATGATGTACTGTTTGCTAACGGATCAAAAGAAGCTAGAAAACTCGAGTGGGTTGACAAGTTGATCTCTTTTTGTCAAACTATGCCATATGGTCACTTGAAAGTGGTCCTAATTGACGAAGCTGACTACATGAATCCCAACAGTGTACAACCAGCCATGCGTAACTTAATGGAAGACTACAGTGAAACTGTGCGTTTTATTTTAACTTGTAACTATCCAAACAAGATTATTCCTCCAATACATAGTCGTGTTCAACAAATGCACATTATTAAAACCGATCACACAGAATTTACAGCTCGTGTGGCTACTGTGTTGGTCACAGAAAATATTCAATTTGAATTGGATGTCTTGGACACTTATGTCAAGGCAACATATCCAGATCTACGTAAATGTTTAAATCTTGTGCAACAAAACAGCACCAGCGGAACTCTAGCGGCACCTAGTGTGTCTGACAAATCAGTAGGCGATTGGAAACTTGATGCTGTGACCTTGTTCAAGGCCGGTAAAATTCGCGAAGGTCGTACCATGATATGTCAACAAAGCACTCCGGAAGAAGCTGAAGATATATTCCGTTGGATGTACGATAACTTGGATTTATGGTCTACTGATGTTCTAAAACAAGACCAAGCCATTATTATCATACGCAATGGCATGGCCAATATGCCCTTGGTTGCAGATCAAGAGATCAATCTAAGTGCAACCTTAACCGAACTAACCAATTTGTAATGCCAGCATTTGAAGTACTTGAGCCAGCAATAGATCCTAATAATCGTATTAGTTTCTTGCTGGATTGGGAGTTAACAATGAAGTGCAATTTAGATTGCAGTTATTGTGAGAAGGGTACGTATGGCGGACACGACAATTCAACCAAGCATCCTGCCTTGGATGCGTGTTTGAAGTCCATTGATTTTATGTTTGAGTATGTTGATCAATATATGAAATACAAACCCAAGGGACTTAGAACTGTGGTGTTGAATGTGTATGGTGGTGAGGCTTTACATCATCCAGACATTGTTAAAATACTAAGTGAAGTACATAACAAATATTATTCCTACAAAGATAGTTGGCAACTGACTGTAACCACTACTACCAACGCCATTCTTTCTTCCAAACGACTGTTGGACATACTGCCTTACATTGACGAATTCACTGCAAGTTATCATACCGAAGCCAGTGTAAAACAAAAACAACAGTTTAAAGAAAACTTGTTAACCATACAAGCAACAGGAAATAGGTTAAAGTGTGTTGTACTAATGAATGACGAAGAAGAATACTTTGCCGATGCTCAGGTTATGATTGAATGGTTAGCAACTAACAATATCAAACTGTTACCTCGTCAACTGGATGATTTAACCAAAGAAAAAAATAACTATAACCCACAACAAGTTAAATGGTTCAATAACCTGTATCAATCTAAAACGCACGGTATTGCTGATGAAATTCCGGTGGACAGTGCTGTAAAACTTAATCTAAGCAACACCGGGCGAGCCTGTTGCGGAGGCAGACAAACCTGTCAAGACCAAAATTATCAGGCAAGAAAATTCTATGTTGTAGATAACAAATTTACCGATTGGCACTGTAGTGTTAACTGGTTCTTCTTGTATGTCAAACAAGTCAACGGAGAAGTATATGTCAACAAAGATTGCCAAATGAATTTCAACGGTGAAGTGGGACCTATCGGCAATCTCAACAACACACAAGAAATCTTGAATACATTAACCAAACAACTTGACACAAGAACATTACCTGTAATACAATGCAAGAAGTCTGTGTGCTTGTGTGGACTTTGTGCTCCTAAAGCTGAAAAGTTAACCACTTACAATCAAATAATTACCAAATATCAGAAAGACTACTAATGAGATACCTAATACTAACCTACTATTATCAAGCCAATGGCAAGATTGACGAAGGTATGGTTGTCAGCAACAACATCAAACGCAAAGACTGGCAAACAGCCAATGTAATCTTGGATTTCAAAGAACAAAAAGTTGTCAAAGCCAGCATGAAAGACACCGCTATTCCTAAAGACTGGGATCGCATTGTGAGTTATTACTACCAATTTTACAGCAGCATCATGGAACGTCTGTTTGTAGAAAACGGACACCCGATTGATATCAAAGTAGATGCACACAAACAACCCGATACTGCAACTATTACAACAAGTTAGCAAGTACTAACCTAACTTGACACATAATTCCTTTCGTAGTATAATAGTACTATGAAATCGAAATATAGCAAGAGAAAAAACTTAATCCTAACTGACTGTGATGGCGTATGCCTTGACTGGGAGTGGGCCTTTAATGTTTGGATGCAGGAACACGGCTTTGAGGAAGTGGCTGGTAGCAAACTCAACTATGACATGAGCATACGCTACGGCATTCCTAGAGAACAAGTGGTCAAACTCATACGCATCTTCAATGAAAGTGCTGCCATAGGATTCTTACCAGCACAGCGCGATGCCATGTACTACATCAAACGATTGCACGAAGAACACGGCTACAGATTTCATGCTATCACCAGCTTGAGTCTAGATCCTAATGCTCAGAAATTGCGTGAAATGAACATTCACAAACTATTTGGTGATGCATTTGAAAGAATTGTGTGCTTGGACACTGGTGCCCATAAAGACGAAGCCTTAGAAGAATATGAAGGCACTGGCTTTTGGTGGATTGAAGATAAAGTGGAAAATGCTGAGGCCGGCTACAAGGCAGGATTAAAACCTCTGCTTGTAGAACACGGCCACAACATGCACTACTATCACGAACATGTGACCATCGTAAAAAACTGGAAGCACATTTACGAAGTGGTCACTGGTCAGTCGGCATAAAGGCGTAACACAGAATCAATGATCTTGTGTCGCTGTATGTCGCGATTATCTAAATCGCATACAGCAATGCCCTTTACACCTCCTTCCTGCAGTCTTTGGCATAGGTCCAAGAGGCCATTGTTGCCGCGGTTGCGATCCGCCTGTTCTACGTCGCCCGTGATTACTATCTTACTACCTTCGCCAATACGGGTCATTAGCATTTTTACTTGATTGGGTGTGGCATTTTGCATTTCGTCTGCAATAATAAAAGCACCCTTGAAAGTACGCCCACGCATAAATGCCAAGGGCGCAATTTCGATCACTTGATCGGCGATCATAGCGGCTATATCGGGTTGACGATAATATTCACGCAAGATATCTGTTAATGGCCGTACCCACGGATCCATCTTTTGATTCAAGTCGCCGGGC